GGGCATATCAATCAACGAGAGGGCAGCCATTACATCCCAATAGTATGGCCACATGATGGATATCAGCATGATAAGGGTTCGGGAATAACCTTAGCAGAACAATATCGTACTGCACATGTTAATATGCTGCCCTTTCACTTTGAAAACCCACCCGCATTAGGTGAAAAGAAAGGGGGTAATTCAGTAGAAGCAGGGATCATGGAGATGTTATCTCGCATGGAACAAGGCAAATTTAAGGTCTTTAACACCTGTTATGACTGGTTTGAGGAATATAGATTATATCATCGTAAAGATGGCAAAATAGTAAAGATTAAAGACGACTTAATGGCAGCAACAAGATATGCAGCTATGAGTCTAAGACATTCAACAACAGAAACATCTAAGTGGAATAGCAAAGGTAGACTAGGCCCTGATGTAGCGATAGTTTAGGAGATAACAATGCCAGGGCAAATGAAACAAGGTAGACAAATGGGACAAGCCATGAGTAAAGCAGTTGGAAGAGGATTAAAAAAGTTCAAAGGCGCTATTTCTGCGGGTGAAAGAGAATTTATATCAGAAATGTTAAAAGAAGCAAGACCTGGAATAAGGGGAATGAACTCTCAAAAAAGAATTGACATGCTCAAACAACCAAAATTTAGGAAATAATCATGATTGGACCGCTAATAAGAGCAGGAGTTTCTGCTGCAAAACGATTTAAGATGAAAAGAGGGGCTAAAAAGCTCGAAAAACAACTTAAAAGCCCAAAAAATCGTAGAGGACCGGGTGGTATGTTACCAAAAGAGACTATCGAGGAATATAATCTCAAAAGAAAAGGCAAAAACCCTGTAGATCGGTTTTTTAAAAAATACATAGATTAGGAGATAACATGGCAGGACCATTATTAGCACCAGCCGTTTTACTTGGACGAATAGTAACAAGTATTGGCAAAAAAGTCGCACAAAATAAAATTAAAAAGCCAAGCGTTATAACAGAAAGCGTTATAAAAAAACACGCAGATAAAAATGCTGTTAATCAATACAACAAATTGAACAGATATCAGAAAGATGAAATTATTAAATCATCGAATGTAAGTTTTAAAGGGAAAAGTAAAGAATTAGATAGAAGCACCAAAAGGATGAAAAATGTTGAAAAACAATTTTCGAGGGCGCAACAATTTATTAAAAAGTATTCGAAAAGATAATGGCTAACTTAATCGCATCTCCCGCTAAGATGGCACTAAAACTACAAGAATTAGAAGAAAAAATAGAAATATTGAACGAACAAATCGTAAAAATGCAAGGTAAAGCGGAAGCTCAACTTGAAACACTAAAGGTAAAAAATGGCAGAAGAACCAAAAAAAATAACTGAAAGCGAATTAGTCTCACGACTTAACTCAGAAATACAAGGCGCAACAGGCTACGCTAATACAGAACTCTCAAATCAAAGAGAAGATGCCATGAAATATTACCTAGGTGAGCCATTTGGTAATGAAATTGATGGTAGATCAGAGATTGTTACAACTGATGTAAGAGATACAGTCGAATACATTATGCCATCTTTGATGCGTATATTTACGACTCACAACAATGTAGCTGAATTCGAGCCACAAGGCCCAGAAGACGTTGAAATGGCAGAACAGGCTACCAACTACTGCAACTATGTATTTAATCGCCAAAATAACGGCTTTAAGGTCCTTTATGACGCTTTCAAAGACGCATTGATATCCAAAACAGGTGTAATTAAGCATTATTGGGAAGAAAGCACAGAGGTTACAACTGAAACGTATACGAACCTAACTGAGATTGAGTATCAATCAATACTTGCCAATGATGATATGGAAGTCATCGAGCATACAGAAACAGTCGTACAAAAAGCAGTTACAGACGATTTCGGCACATTGGTTAGCCCCAAAATTACAGAACATGATGTCAAAGTAAGAAAAACCAATAATAATGGCCAAGTAAAGGTATGCGCTGTACCGCCTGAAGAATTTTTAGTATCACGAAGAGCAACATCACTAGAAGATGCAGATTTTGTATGCCACAGAGTTAAAAAATCAGTAAGTGATCTTATTGCTGAGGGTTACGATCCTGCAATAGTCCATGAAATACCTAGTTATGAGCAGTCAGAAGCTGAACTTAACGAAGAACGACTAGCTAGATTTAGCTATGATGATGATTCAGTCCCACCATCAGAGGGAGAGGGCGCTACCAAGAAAGTTTGGATAGATGAATGTTATATGCGCATAGATTTCGATGGCGATGGTATAGCAGAACTTAGAAAGATTACAAAAGGCGGACATTACATCTTAGATAATGAAGAAATCGACATGATTCCTTTCTCAGCTATCTGTCCTATGCCAATACCACATAAGTTTTATGGCATGTCTATAGCTGATACTGTCAAAGATATCCAACTCATTAAGTCAACAATCATGCGTAACTTGTTAGATAACATGTATCTGACCAATAATGCACGATATGCTGTACTTGCAGGACAAGTAGAACTTGATGATTTATTGACATCTCGACCAGGCGGTATTGTCAGAATGAGAGCGCCAGGGGCTGTTACAGCACTTCCTACTCCTCAGATACAACCTTATGCGTTCCAAATGGTTCAGTATCTTGACAACATAAGAGAAGAAAGAAGTGGCGTATCTAAAATGTCCCAAGGTCTCAATCCTGATGTATTAACTTCGCATGTAACATCAGGTGCGATTTCAGCAGCTACAGAGTCTGCAATGCAACGAGTAGAACTGATTGCAAGAATATTTGCAGAAACAGGAGTCAAAGATTTATTTAGAAACATTTATGCTCTTATCCAAAGATACGAAGATAGACAAAAAATATTCTATCTCAATGGTAAATTCGTACCAATTGATGTGTCTAAATGGAAAGACAAGCTCAATTGTACTGTCAATGTAGGTGTTGGTAGCGGATCGCAACAGTCTAAAATGCAAACTATGTCTAGTATTATGACTATACTCGGCACACTAGTACAACAAGGAGCTATGGGTTCACTTGTTACACCTAAGAATTTATACAATGCAATTGGGGAATATATTGCACAAGCGGGTTATAAAAATACAGATCAGTTTATTTCTAACCCTGACATGATGCCACCTAAACCACCTGCTGAACCTACACTAGATGAAAAGGTTGCAGCACAAAAAGCACAAGTTGAGTTACAAAAACTACAACTCCAGGCTAAAGAATTAGAGATAGAAACACAAATAAAAGCACAAGAACTCAGACTGAAAGAAGAAGAAGCAGCTGTTGATCTAGCTATCAAGCAGCAAGAACTAGGATTGAAAAAAGCTGAACTTGCACTAGAAGCAACACAAGGAAGACCTGTTGCAATAGGGCCAAGCTAATGGCTTACCCTAAATTTAAGCCTGATTATAAAGGCAAAAGTAGAACAAAACTCATATCTAAAAAGATAAAAATTCTAAAAAAAGAGGGAAAACCACAAAAACAAGCTGTGGCTATGGCCTTGTCGATGTACCCTAAACGCAAGAGGTTGCCACTAGCATGAACGATAAGGATATCAAAACAGAAATAGAATTACTTAAACAAGAAGTAAACATAATTAAAACAAATCATCTATCGCATATAGCACAAGATATTGATGATCTTAGAGACGACATGAAAGACGTTAAGATTGAAGTCTTTAAGTTTAAATATATTGCCTATGGTGCAATCGTTGTTTTTGTTTTGATGAGTGATAAATTTAACGACATATTGAGGTTATTATAATGGCATATGACAAACCAATGAAAAAAGGCAAGAAGAAAAAACCTGGTAAATGCTAATGGGAGCAAAAACCAAACATTATTTTAGGACAGGCAAAGAGTTCAAAGGGGCAGTACACAAAATGCCCAATGGAAGTATACATACAGGTAAGACTCACACAAAAACATCGAAACCTGTAGTGCATTTCAAGGACTTGTCTGCACGAGCAAAAAAGGCGGCTAAATCATAATGAAAAAATTACACAAAACTAAGAAAAAAACTTTTCCTGATCTCAACAAAGACGGAAAAATAACTAAAGCGGATGTTCTTATGGGCAGAGGTGTATTAAGAAAGCAAAAGAGTGGCAGATATGGCTAAACTATGTGCCAAAGGCAAAGCTGCTGCTAAAAGAAAATTTAAAGTTTACCCAAGTGCTTATGCAAACATGTATGCATCAGGTGTTTGCTCAGGGCGTATAAAACCTAAGAAGAAAAAAAATGGCAAAAAAAGGTCTTAGAGAATGGGTAAGAGAAAAATGGGTAGATATTGGCGCACCTAAAAAGAATGGTAAATATCAACCCTGTGGTAGATCAAAAGGGTCAGGTCGTGCCTATCCTAAATGTGTACCACTAGCGAAAGCTAAAAGAATGACATCAGCACAGAAAGCATCTGCTGTTGCTAGAAAACGAGCTAAACCTCAAGGGGTAGGTGGTAAACCAACAAATGTCTCGACTTTCAAAAAAAGAAGAAGGAAAGCATAGAAGTAAGTATTACTGGTCTAGATTAGACCACTACGAAAAACTGGGATATTGCATGAACGATATGGTAAGACTAGCTCATGCAGATTTAGCAAAAGAATTTAAACAAAAAAACCCATTATTAGATAAACCTAAACCAATTTGACAAGACAAGAATTACAAACATTTATGTTAAAAAACCGACTTTCTGTTGAGGAGTTTTATCGTAAGGTAGGATACAGTCCTGACATTATACGCAAGTTCCTCAAAGGCGCAAAGAAAGTTCCTGAACATTTTAATCAGGAATACCTAGACAAAAAAATCAACACAAGCGATTAACTACACCTGCGTAAGCAGATAGAATCCAGGAGAAAAATATGGAAGACAAAAAAGAGTCTGCTATTAAAGCAGGACAAGATGCAAAGCTATTGCTTGAGAATCCTCAAATGGTAGCAGCATTTAACAGCATCCTTACTAACGGATATCAACAATGGATATCGACTGATATTAAAGATGCTGAAGGTAGGGAAGCACTTTACCATAAACAAAGAGCCATCCTAGAAGTTAAGAATACTCTAGTACAAACTGTCGAAAATGGACAGATACTAGAAGAAGAACGAAAAGGAGGTAAGTAATGGATGAAGATAACAAAATACCTATGAAAGAAAGTAACGTGGGCGGAATTCCTTTAGGGGATGGCACAGTAAAAGGTGCGCAAGAAGCGCTTTTAGGCCTTATGAAGACTCCCAAAGAGCAAACTTCAGAAGATCAAGAAGCAACAGAAACTCAAGAAGATGTTTCTGAACAGGCAATGGATGTTGCCGAATCAGTTGAAAACGAAACAGTTGAATCAGTAACTGATGATACTGTAGAAGAAAGTGTAGAAGATAACACGCAAGAAGAAATCGGAGAACCTAAATCATATACTGTCAAAATTGATGGTGAAGATGTAAAGGTCAACGAAGAGGAGCTTTTAGCAGGTTATAGTCGCACAGCTGATTACACTAGAAAAAGTCAAGTATTGGCAGAGCAACGCAAAAAAGTTGACGATGAACTAACTGCGACTCAACAAGAAAGACAGCGATTACAATCTCAACTTGAACAACTTTCCAAAGCTAATGAAAGTGAAATCGACAAACTTAAAAATACAGACTGGGAAAGACTCAAGTTAACAAATCAAACTGAATATTTGCTTAAAAAAGATCGTTACGATGATTTACTTGCTCAACAAAAAGCTATTGATGAGCAAACACAAAAAGTCGAACAACAAAAAGCAGATGAATTTCGCAAGAAGTGGAATGAAAGTTTAGAAGAAAATAAAAAGTTAATTGTTAAAAAGATACCTAAGTATTTTGACCCTGATGAGGGAATGAAGTTGCAAAACAAGATTCGTGAATTCGGGATTTCTGAGGGTCTTAGTAACGAAGAACTAGACGCTATGATTGATGCAAGAGCGGTCAATATTTTATATAAGGCCATGCTTTATGATCAATTGCAGAAAACTAAAATATCTTCTAAAAAATCAAAGGTTGTTCCCAAGGTTCAAAGACCAGGAACTCCATCTACTCGTGCAGAAGTCAGTACCGAGAAAGTAAAAGCACATCGAGCAAGACTAAAAAGATCAGGAAGAGTTGATGATGCAGCAGCATTAATTAAATCTATGATGAAATAGTCTAATACTAACTTTTAACACAGAGGTGTAATTCAAATGGCACAATTAAGCAATACATTTGAAACTTATGATGCTGTGGGTAACAGAGAAGATTTACAGAACGTAATCTATAATATCTCTCCAACAGATACACCATT